TAAACATTAAAAGAGCCAATAAACTGGCCAGAATAAACCAGCCAGTTATTAACCCACTAAAGAAAACAATATAAAACTGTTTCATATTAACCATAATACTTCTTATATTGCTCATAATTAACAAATTGATCTATATGTGAAAGTAGACCATTCAATATTTGTGAAATATGAATATTGTTTTTAAGCTCGAACTTCTCAACCATTTTATCATGGTTGTAAATAGTATCTAAATAACTCGACTTACTACCTTCAAGCAAGTAATCCTGCTGGTCACTGCTCAAGTCCTCGTAATAAGTTTTATTCACTTCAGATACATCAACCCAGCGAGTTTCATAACTTCCACTTAACAATAAAACTCGAACTGGCACAACTCCACTATTAAACATAGACATAATCTTATCATGGTCATCACTTTCAATAGCTTCATTCATAATGTCATCAATCATAATAACTCCAATAGTTAATTAATAAGATATCTTACTATAATAATATTGTATAAGTCAATACATTTAATATAATAATATTGTATTAATTAACAGGTTTACATGTTGCCAGGTTGTAAGAGCAGGTTGTTAGATAGGTCTTGAAGTAACTTTTTTTTATTATTAACTAACACAAAGCCAATATAAAAAGAAAAAAACCATAAAAGTTAAGTAAATGGAAGCTTATTATTATTTATTTAGTTTATAATGGTTCTAAATCAATTTAATGACAACTCTATTAATAATATTAAAGATTGGACACCCCCATCGCTTTCTGTTGTTATGATAGTAACCCACACAATAACTACCCCCACCCCTAATATAGCCCTCATTGGCTCATATAAGGCCGTAGAAGAACAAATAAGGAACTTTGGTGGTTTTGTACCCCTGAAGCATTAAACGAGTGCAGGCACTTGATATGAAGGTTTTATGAATAATTTAATGAACTTACTGCTGGGATTGAAGGATAACTCTTTTGAGAGTTTGATGCGGGAGAAAACGGTGAAGTTTGAACCAGATTTTAAATTGGAGGAGACAATGGAAGAAAAATGCACGGTATGCGGAGCGGAGAAAAAAGAGGACTGCAAGTGTCCAGATGACTGTCCGAGCTGCGGAGCCTAGATGAGGAAGTCAAACCCAGTGGCAAGGAATTTAAGGACCCCTAAATTCAGGTCAAAGGTGATTCCAGACAAGAAAAAGGCGAACCCGAGAACGACAAAATACAACAATTTCAAGAATCATTTCGCAACCCATATCCTGGGACTGGATGAACCTGAAGCTCCGACTAACAGTGACAGCGGACGGGGAGTGGTCAAGGAAAGGGATGTGGCGAGCATCTGGAGAGTGTTGAACAGGAATAGTGATACTCAATCATCTTGACCTGTTCTCTGGCATCGGGGGTTTCTCCCTCGGACTGGAGAGGACGGGAGGATTCAGGACGATAGGGTTCTGCGAAACCGATGCGTATTGCACGAAAGTTCTGCAAAAGAATTTTCCTGGAATACCCATACACGGGGACATAAGAAAATTGAAGGGAACGGACTTTGGAGCAGTTGACATTATCACGGGAGGCTATCCCTGCCAGCCTTTCTCGGTTGCGGGAAAGCAAAAGGGTGTTGAAGATAAGAGACACCTCTGGCCAGAGTATTTTAGAATTATCAAGGAATCAAGGCCCGCTTGGGTCATTGGAGAGAACGTTGCTGGACACCTTAAACTCGGTCTGGACTCCGTACTCAAGGACCTGGAGAGTGAAGGTTACTCCGCAAGGACGTTTAGTATTTCAGCTTCGAGCATCGGTGCGAACCACCAAAGAGAGAGAATCTGGATTATTGCCCACTCCGACAAACATGGATCACATAGTGAGAAAACACATGAGGCCAAGCAGGGCGGCAACGGGAAGGAAAACGGGCTATCTTTCAGAAATGATAACGATGTTCCCAACTCCGACAGCCAAAGAACCAAGGGATTTGAAAAAAATAAATCATTATTTAAAGACGGGGGAGATGAGATATTCTCCAACGAATTACAAAAACCCACGAAGATTGATGTTGGAGGAAACGGTTATAGCGGAGGAAGCAATAAAAATGTGGCCGACTCCCTCAAAGGGCATGTACAAGCAGGACGTGAACGACAACGGGAGATACGCCAAGGACATCAAGAAGAAGGGTTTTCAGGTGATGCTTCCAGCAGCAGTGAAGATATGGCCGACACCGAACGCATCGGACAACAGGGACAGGGGAAACCTGTCCGATCCAGCGATACAAAGAAGAATCAAAATGGGAAAACAAGTTGGACTTACGATGGCAGTCAAGGATCAGAAGGGTGGTGGGACATTGAACCCGATGTGGGTAGAGTGGCTCATGGGATACCCAATAGGGTGGACCGACTTAAATCACTCGGAAACAGCTTAATCCCCCACATACCTTACTACATTGGACAATCCATTATAGCCACTTATGAAGATAACGATACCGTATAAGCCGAGGGAACATCAAAAGATCATACATGACAACCTGAAAAGGTGGAATGTTCTGGTGGCACACAGGAGGTTTGGAAAAACCTGCCTTGTTCTCAACGAACTGATCCGAAAATGCATGACCAATACCCTCACCAGCCCCAAGTATGGCTATATAGCCCCTACATACAGGATGGCGAAACAGACCGCTTGGAGCTATTTGATGGAATACACGGGAACCATCCCCAATGTTCATTATCATGAAACGGAATTAAGGGTGGATCTTCCTGGAAAGAGAAGAATACAATGCTTTGGAGCGGATGCCTACCAGAATCTGCGAGGAATGAGATTTGATGGCATCGTGGTTGATGAAATTGCGATGATGCCCCCTGCGATATGGGAGGTCTTGCGACCTGCCTTATCGGATAGAAAGGGTTGGCTGATAGCGATTGGCACTCCAGCAGGGCATAACGCTTTTTTTGACCTTTTTGAGAACGCAAGAAACTCAAAGGACTGGTATTCCTCTGTATTCAAGGCGAGTGATACGAAAATTATAGACGCAGAGGAACTCGAAGCCTCAAAAGCCCTCATGTCCCCAGAGCAATACGAACAGGAATTTGAATGTTCCTTCGATGCAGGGGTATTAGGGGGAATATATACCCGTGCGATCTCCGATATAACGGAGAAGGGACAGATAACGAAAATAGAATACGATCCCCAGTACCAAGTGAACACGCATTGGGACCTTGGCATAGGAGATGCGACCGCCATCTGGTTTTCCCAGAATGTCGGCAACCGCATTCATTTGATTGAATACTATGAAAATTCAGGCCAAAGTCTGGAGCATTATGTCAAGTATCTGGCAAGCAAGGATTTCAAGTATGAAAATCATTTTGGCCCTCATGATTTAAAAGTAAGGGAATTGGGATCAGGACAAAGCAGAGTGGAAATAGCCAATAATCTGGGCTTGTATTTCACCATTGTTCCCAAGCTCTTGATTGAGGACGGAATTAATGCAGCACGCATGATTCTGCCTCGTTGCTGGTTTGACAAGGAAAAATGCAAACTGGGCTTGGAAGCCCTGCGGCAATATTCATGGGAGCGAAACGACAGGACGGGACACATACAAAATAAACCCAAACACACCTGGGCCTCGCATGGCTCGGATGCGTTTCGGTATCTAGCCGTTGGATTGAATCAATCAACCAACTTCGCTAGCAACATAAAATATCCAAAAATGGGAATAGTTTAATGACAGCAGGACGACCAGAAATACATACAAAGGAACTAGAGGAACATATATGCGACAGGCTCGCTTCAGGTGAAGCTATTCGCACCATTACTGCCGAGAAAGGTATGCCTTGCTGGAAAACAGTCAGAGACTGGTTCAAGACAAAGGAAGGCTTTCAGGCACGCTACAGCCAAGCGAAAATGGAAGGCATAGAATATATTTTATCCGATAACAGGAAAAAAGCCCTTGACACCTATGAACGGTCAAAAGAGGGAAAAGGAAAAGTGGGGTTGGAAGAAACCCATGCTTTAAAATTACTGATGCACGATGCACATTGGTCGGCTAGCAAGCTGGTGCCAAAAGTGTATGGTGATAAAAACCAACAGGAAATTGTGGGAGCTGATGGTCAGCCCCTTATAATTAGATGGGAGAAATAATGGGAACTTCAAACGGAAAAAAATACCATGGCAGATTAAGATTCGGAAAAGGCTCTGTACGAAGCGAATACAGGGTTGCTGGGTATGACGCTGAAATCAACAGGCTCGATGCGGCAGCACAGCCGAATGACAAAGGCAAATCTACAGCCGTTCCAAGCGAACCAAAGGTTTGGGCGACAACAAAAAATCTTACCCGTGGGAAACTATTTGATCCAGATAGGATACACCCTAAAAACTGGGGAAAAGCTTAATAAATCATGGCAAAAATGCGAGATTCAGAGATACTCGCTTTGCTCGGTCAACAGCTTGAACAATCTCTAGGGTATTTATCAGGAAAGATTCCGCAGGAACGCAGAGCTGCCTTTAAATATTACCTGGGAGAACCTTATGGTAATGAAGTTGAAGGACGATCACAGGTAGTATCACAAGATGTATTGGAGGTAATTGAGAGCATATTGCCGTCACTCCTACGCATTTTTACCGCAGGCGAACAGATCGTAAGATTTGAACCCAAGGGACCAGAGGATCAGCAGGTTGCAGACCAATGCACCGATTATGTAAACTATGTCTTTATGAAAGACAATCCAGGTTTTCTCATTCTCTATAATTTATTCAAGGATGCCCTCTTACAGAAAAATGGTTTCGTCAAACATTTCTGGCTGGAGGAAGAAAAAAAGGTCGAGGAAGAATACAAGAAACTCACGGAAGTAGAATATCAAACTTTATTAATTGATGATGAAGTGAGCATAGACGAACATGACGAGCAGGAAGTAGAAACAGAGATAGGCGTAGAATACATTCACGATGTGAAGATTACACGAACAAAGAAGATTGGTCGAGTAAAAGTTGACAGCGTTGCACCAGAGGATGTTTATGTTGCACGAAATGCGATCAACATTCAGGATGCCCAGTTCTTTGCCCACCGACTGTTCAGGACAAGAACACAACTGTTAAACATGGGTTATTCCAAAAAAGTAGTCAGTAAACTTCCCACTTACACAAACAGTTTTTACAATCAGGAACACACAACAAGGGAGCTGTACGAAACAGCCGATCCCGCAATAGAATTTCAATCCATTGACAAGTCAACGGATTACATCGAACTGATGGAATGTTACGCTCGGTTAGATTACAACGGAAACGGAAAAGCACAGCTTCGTAAAATTACGATGGCTGGCAATAGAAAT